TCTCTTGCCGTGCTGTGATAATCAATTTCGTTGTCTTTCATATCTATTTTACCTCATATGGGTGCTTTATGGTTTGGTCTCTATTATTGTGAATACCTACAGTTACCACATGTGAACAAGCATAAGTTATGTTTTTAAAACACAATTTCATTTCATCTACATTAAGCAATCTCTTATCATTCTCATCAAGAAAATCAAATGGATCATTTTTGGCTAATAACTTGTAAAAATCATCGTAAGTAAACATGTATGTATTACGAACAAAAAAAGAATGATTTTCCGTCTTACATTCTTCAATTATTGTTTTAAATATTCTAAATTCATGGTAATTAAGCTTCTGTAATACACAAGAAATACAATCACCATATCTTTCGTTTTCCTCTTCTTTCTCAATATTAACTGAAATAAACATATCGCTTTTCCTTCTTTGTTAAGTTTTATGACAATCTCTTGCCCATTAAATTCCCAATGTCATCAAATAGCTTTGATAACATGCGAGTCAAATCTTTATCATCTTCCTCAATTATACTCAGCAAGTTTCTTACTAACCATCTTGAATCTGAAACAGCATTAATGTACCCGTTTCTAACTCCGTCTCTATATGTCCTGAGTTCATTAGCGTCGAACTCATCCAGACATGCGCTACGTAACTCTTCATCGTCTTTCATAATTACCTCCAGTTGTTTAAAATTGTATTGTATTGCAACTTACATTTAGACTTAATTTATGTATCCTCGCATTTGGATGTCATGTAGCTACGAGGAAGACATTCATCAAGCATATCTCCAAGAAAGTCTACTTCTGAAGCTGTTATATTTTCTGTGTTTTTCAAATATACCCAGCCACGTCTATAGAGTTCATCATTTAGCGTGCGCCTGTTTACAGCCTCAGTTTTATCAACAACTATAGCTGCTGATATAATTCCGGTTATAAACCCAATATTTACATCGGCTACATACCCACGGTTATAATTTTCGTTTTTACAGTATTCGGTTATATCGATAACATTATCGTCTTTCATAATTACCTCCAGTTGTTTAAAATTGTATTGTACAACAGCTTGTTATAAATTGCAACAACCGTTAGTCAAAAAATAACTACCACTTGTCTTTTTTAGTATGCTATAATGTAAAGGTGTATCCTATAACTAAGGGAGTTCATCTAGTTGACCAAACCAAAAGATAGAGACTACAAGACGTTAGCAAAGCAGAAGAAATTGAGGCCGATAAGCAAAGCAAGAGAGCTCGAACTTGAGAAGCTTGTCAAGGAAATAGGTAAAGGCGAATACCGTAAGTATAACTTCACAAAGCATTCAGCACTACTCATAAAGCTATTCGCTAGTGGAGGTGAGGTGTGTCATTTTTGTTCAGAGGTGGGTATAGCTGGTTCTACATTCTTTGAGTGGGTTGTTAAATATCCTCCTTTCAAGAGGGTATATTTAATAGCAAAGCAATTAGCCTACGAGCATTGGCTTGGCTTACTCCCAGAAGACCTTACGACAGAAGAAGGCATGCGATTCGACTTTAAGATATGGTCATCAATCATGAGGAACAGATTTAACTTTGCCGACCAACGTAAGGTTGAGCTAGTTCTGTTTAAGGATGCGAAGTCTTCAAAGCAACAAGTCGAATGTATAACTACTTATATTTCACAAGGAGCACTAACTACACAAGAAGCGTCACAACTCTCAAATCTAGTTGCCAACACACTCAAGGTCGAAGAACGAACAATTCTCAACAAGAAGGTTGATGAGCTTGAGCAAATGTTGATAGAGAAATCTTAGATGTCTTTAATGTCTAGAGTTAAAAGGATGCTTTCTGATGCTGAGAAGCTAACAAAGAAAGTAACAATGGTTTTTGTTAAAGATGCTAGCGTGTTGACTGATGAACAGTTGGCAGATGCTAGCACTATATATTTGTATTTGGAGATTTAACATGGGGTTCTTTAGTAAAGTTGGTAAGGCAGTAAGCAAGGGTATGCATGATGTTGTTAAGGGCGCAGGCAAGGTAGGTAAGTACTTGCCAATCGTCGGCCCTATGTACACTGGTGCTAAAGCTGCAAAGCAGGGAGCTAAAGCACAACAAGATATGGCTTACCAACAAAAGCTACAGATTGCAGACCAAACAAAGAGGGCGAATGCATATGCTAAGAGTCAGAAGGCAGAGAAAACAGCAGCACTTAGAAAGATATCACAAGGTAGAATTAAAAGTGCCAGACGCAGAAATAAAGGCGCTATGTTTGGGGACGCAGTACAAGAAGGATATGCACCAGCATCTAGACTAGGTGGTTACTAATGGATAAACAATTAGAGAACTATAAGCGACGCTACTCTAGAGCAAGAGGTGAGTCATTTAACTGGTGGCCTATGCTGGAATCTGCGTATCATTATTGCATCCCAAATCGTAATTTATTTTATTATCCTGACCAGAATAAAGCAGCGCAGAAGAATATTAAGGTCTATGACACTACGCAAATTGCTGCCACAAAAAACTTTGTGTCAAAAGCACATAACTCATTCACACCACCGCAACAGACTTGGGCTTTTTATGATGCCAGTGATGCAATGGAAGACCAAGAGCGTGAAGGCATGCGACAGATGTTGCAAAAGTTTACAGACGTCACCTTCAACTATATTCATCAATCCAATTTCGACACAATAATTAACGAGTGCTACTACGATTTAGCAGTTGGAACATCAGTGCTCGTCATAAGCGAGGGAGATGACTCTAACCCATTGCAATGTAGCTCTATACCGTTAGACCAAGTGGCTATTGAAGAGTCAGCTAATCATCAGTGTGAAACTTGCTTCAGAACATGGGGTGAAATTAGACTTGATGACATCCCTAACTTATGGCCACGAGCTAAGCCTACATCAATGATGGAGCAAGCTTACAAGCAAGATCCGAATGCAACTGTAACCAACATCATTGAGGCTGCCATACATAACCCTGGTAATGTGATTGCACCTTACACATACGTCGTGTGGCATAACGATGAAATGCTATTGCACGAGAGCCAGGAATCACCCCCGTTCATTATTTTCCGCTGGAGTAAAGTTAACTCTGAAACTTACGGTAGAGGGCCAATAATCGACGCTCTCCCATCCATTTTTAGTTTGCAAACTGCCGCATACTTTGAGATGACAGCAGCTAACCTAAACATATGTAAACCTTATATGGCGTATAGTGATGGTATTTTTAATCCATTTACCTTTCAAATGTCACCTAACTCAGTTATACCGGTCGCACCGAATTCTAATGGTCAATGGCCTATAAGTGCGTTACCTGACGTAGCCAATCCAAACTTCATGCAATTGACAACAATAGACTTGAGACAGCAGATCAATAAGCTCATGTACTCCAATCCGTTGGGAGATATTCACGAGTCACCAACCAGGACCGCAACGGAGCTTTCGTTACGTCAAAGTAATCTCGCAGAAGAGATAGGGCCATTGTTCACAAGATTGCAACAAGAATTTCTTGACAAGGTTATAGACAGGGTAACCTACATCCTTGCCAAGAAAGGATTGTTGCCAGCATCACTAAGGGCTGAGCGTGGAGTTAAGGTTAGATACAAATCTCCATTGACTATCTCACAAGGTCAACAAGACGTGATTTCCTTTCAGAATTACATGCAAACCATGCAGCAAATTTCAGGGCCAGAAGTTGCTTTGACAACAATTGATACCACCAGGCTTCCGTCATGGATTGCAGAGAAGCTAGGTGTAGACGCATCATTGGTAAATACTCAAGAGCAGATGCAGCAGCAATATCAGATGCAACAAGAGCAGCAGGACCAACAACAAGAAATGGAAACCATGGCTCAGGCACAACAATTAGAAGGTGGGGGCGCAGCAGGTGCATAGAAAAAACCCAGGTATTGAGATTCCAAATCCATATGAAGAATTGCAGGGTAACATTGACAAGATGGCTCAAGAGAATCCAGAGATGTTGGAGGAGTCTAAGCTATGTTATGAAGTGTTCGAACGTAATGAATATGGTAAGAAGTTACTAAAGATTTATGAAGATAGATTTCTTTTCGCATCTCTTGTTAATCCTTTTTCTGTCAATGTTAATGAATCCTCCATGTATTGGGTAGGATTTACAGACGTAATAAAAGGATTCAAGAGGCAAATTGCTGATCATAAAATGAGGATTAATGAAGTATGTCAGAAGAAACAGATACCGGACCAGAAGCAGGACAAGAAGTAGCAACACTAGGAACACCTAGCACAGAATCAGCAGAAGTTAATGAAGTGCCAAGTTGGAACTGGGATTCAGAAACTCCAGGTGCAGGTGATAAGCCAGAATGGCTAAGAGAAAAATACGGCTCTGTGTCAGAGCAAGCGAAAGCATATGTCGAGATAGAAAAAAGATTAGGGATGACTAGAGCCCCAGAAGAATACGACATGACAAAGTACGACAAATTCTTTGACTTAGAGAATGAGCACGTCGTAAAGATTTCAACAAATGCAAAGCGGCACAATGTGTCACAGGATGTTGTTGACGATTTGCTAGACCCAATCATTAAGTATCATGAGTCGTTAATACCAAGCCAAGCAGCAGAGATGGAGAAGTTAGGAGCTGGTGCGCAAAACAAGATTGATACTATCAACACATGGGCAACAAACACATTGTCTGATGATTCGCTAGACGCAATGGCTGCGCTAGGTTCTACAGCAAAAACAGTAAAGCTCTTCGATGAGATAAGACAGAAATTCTCAATGACAGAGAGTCAGCCTCCAGGTACCATGCAAAATCTTTCCACTCAGAAAGTAGAAACAGAGAAAGACGTAATGCAGGAGATTATAACTAATTACTCAAGATACGAGAAAGATGGAGCATATAGAGATTCACTAAATGCGAAGCTAGACCAGATTACTGGCGGCACTTAGATTCTTTGCGTATATTAATAATTAGTAGATTTCACAGTTTGGACAGCATTTTAAATAATCTGGAAAAACTGTGAAATCTTTACACTTTATATCATAGATAAGTGTGGGATTTTTACACTTTGTTCTTTAAGAGTCGTTTGATTACTATTTCTTTAAGCTGTATCTCTCTATCCCTTTCTTCATCTGCTTTCTTTTTCTCTTCCTCTTCTTCTTTTTTCTTCTCATCATTTACCATAGACTTTAGGTCGTCGTGGCCGAAACACCTAATCATTTCCTCTTCCCTTTAATCGTTGGCTTCTCCTCTCCAGGTATCTTCTTTTTTGTGTATTTGCAATACTTTGATATAGCCATATCTACTGTTCCACGACCTAACTTTGTATTGAAATATTTCTTCCAATATTCAGCCAGTCCAATAATATCATCATGTTCTGGTAATGGCTCACGAAATCGCAAGTAGAATACTCTCGCCATTAAAACACTGTAAAGTAGATTGTACTTAAGCATGTAAGCTTGGGGTTGGGTTGTCATGTTTATTGCTTCTAATATCTTGTACACTTCACGCAATCTGGTTTGTAAGTATCTCTTCCATATATCATCGTGTGTTGCAGGTTCGATACTGAAAAGCCCAAGGCCTGGCCCTTGTATTTGTTTTACGTAGCTTCCAGCATCAGTTTCTACGCATGCTGTTAGAACTAATAATTCTTCAGCAGCTTTAGAGTTTAGGTTTAACAGGTCTAGTCCTGGTCTGATAATCTCTTCACGTAACTGTTTCTCGTTAATCATCTTTCCTCACTTAAATAATCTTCAACAATAGTTCTTGCCTCATCAAAAGAATAGCACACAGAAACCATATAGCCATAATTGCCAGCATGATGTTGAAATTTAGCTTGAGCGTCTGTCAGTTTATTTTTACCATGCTTAAACTCAATATAAAGCCCATGGTAGCCATTCATTGGTACAGACATAAAAACGTCAGAGACTCCAGCGGTAACACCCTGACGCTTTAAATTAGAAGCTTCTGCAACGTTTCTACTCCCTCCGTTTGCAATAGCGAATGTGCATTTGCGTACAGACGGATGAGCAAGCGTAAGCCACGTAAAAAACATGGCTTGAGCTTGGGCCTCGTTACTTGCCCTTTTTTTTTCCGGCATATTTCTTGCCTTCTTTAGTATAATACGTCAACAGTTGATGCACCAGCTGCCATAGTTGCTACGTGCATTCCTTGTCCAACAGGGTCATTACATGATGCATAAATTAAATCACCAACTTTGAAAATACCGTGTGCACTTCCTAATAATGGGTCAACTACAACTGGTGAAAAGTAATTAGCTGCTGCCACTTCTGCTGCTGAATTATTTGCACCGGATGCAGTTGCGTTATATTGCCATGTTTGCGGACCAGGTATTCTGTCCATTCCCGCTTTTACATTTAGAGTTACATCTAAATTATTTGTTTGCTCTGTTCTTGAAATGTATTTCATATCAAATGCCATTTTCGTTCTCCTAAATTAAATTGTTGTTCCAATGTATCCTAACCAGATTCCTTCTGTAACTCCCGTTGCATGGATAAGCGGTTTTGCCACCTGTCCTGCTGCAACTGGTTTAACAGCAGTAATTCCACCAGCAACGACGGGGTCTAGGTAATAAGTAGAGCCTGTTACGAGCCCTCCCAAACCTGTAGTTATCATTCCACTCATTGTTAGTGTGAAATTAGCAGCATCTGTAACAACTGTAACTATACCTAACGCTTCGGCATTTGCTTCGGCGTCTGCCTGAGATACAACGTAGTTACCAGCAGCATTCATGTAAACAATATTACCAATAACCAATCCATGAGCTCCTTGAGCTACTGGTATTTCTGTTGATGCTTGAGCAATTGGGTACGCTGCTGCTTGTGCAATAAATGTTTCTATTCGTGAGCCAGTAGCATTCATTCTCCATGAGTAACCGGCAGGCAATTGATCCATTATCAAATCACCATCACCAATCTCACAGTTATTATCATACTTTGGTGAAAGCTTCGTTGATACAAGCTCATTCTGTTGCGATATCATTACATTACGAGAGAAATCGCTATTTAATCCTTCTACCGTTACACTTCCGTCAGTATAAATGCTAGCTCTGTCTTGTGGCATATCTCTTACAAGAGTAATTATGTCACCAGCAGTAGCACCAGCACCAAGTATTATTTGTCCTCCTGTTGCAGACCCAACGGTACCAGCTGCTAAAGTATAATCAGCACCTAATGCAAGAATGTCGTTAGCATCATTTGGAGTGCTTCCGGCAGCTCTCTGGTAAACCTTTAAGTCAGTGGCAGCATAAATAGGGAAAGTAAACGCTATATTAACGTCACCTGCCGCTGCTACATATTGTCCTTTAGGAGAAATATCCCCAATCTGAATGCTCATTTTGATTCTCCTATTTAAGTTTTTTACGCCTTTTGTGTCCTTTGTTTCTTGCTGCTTCTGCTCTTGTCTCGTATATGGATGTATATTTACTAAGCTTATTGTAAGGACCTCGTGTCCACCAGTTTTGCGTCAAGCCAGTTAATAATTTTATACCTTTCGCATTGTCTTTTTGATTCAGCTCGTTATTAAGAAGAGAAGCTGCCCAGTCAGCAGCCAGGTCACCAAGTCCAATTACTGGGCCACCAACTCTTGACCCAAATTTACTCGCAGCCCTTTGCGCATTATTAGTTAATGGAGAATCTAGCCTTGCGTTAATCATACTTATCCCTTCGCCAGTTACTCCAAGTATTGCACTGTTCATTATTGCTTCTTCAAATAGTGTTGCTGGGTCTAGGTCTGGTTCTTTCCCTTGTGTTAATGAACGTAGGACACCAACCATGCTTCCGATACCCATTGTTGCACTTATCCCGATTAACTTCTGTGAGTCTAATCTTGTAAGAGTGGGAGCAAGGAATTGAGTTTGTGTTTGAAATATATACGTCATGAATTGTGAAAGCATTCCAACGACAGGATCTTTCATTAGTAGAGGAACATCCATTGGGCCTGGAAGCAGAATTATGTTTCTTACATCCATGTGAATTGCTGAAGCAAAGGCTCTTTTTACTTCCATGTCATCCCATAGGTGGTAGTTAGATACGAATCCATCACCAAATTTTCCACCATGCTGCTTGTACTGATTTGACATTCTTTCACCCCACTTAGCAGGGTTAAATGCAGCTCTATCTAGCATGTCTATTTCTGGTGGCAGCAATTCTTCTCCAGACATATACTTTTGTACATATCTTAAAATTTTTGTTTCAGCAATGTTTGCAAATATGTTTTCCTGTATGTCCATTAGACCTGCGGCACCTGACAACTGTTGTGATGTCTTTGCTGCCCAGTCTGTTGCTTTTTCAAACCAGTTTTTATTGGAGTGACTGGTGAAGCTTTTCTCATACCCCATTCTGCCGTCCATTAGACTAAACATTGTTCTGCTCACTCCTAGGCCAGCGTCCGCATGTCTTCCTTTTATATATTTTTTATACTTAAATCCATATTGTTTAAGAGCGCTGTCGTTCCAGTTTTTTAGTGCATGTATTCCAGGTAATATCCCATCTACAACATACTCTCTAAATGAGTTTCTAAATAATCCAAGTCCAAACTCTGACAACATTAATATCGGTACATTTCCAAGAAGTACAGATACTGCAAGTTTTTTCATTGCTTGTACTGGTCTATGTAACACATGACCCCTGTCTACAAAGCTACCCATAAATATTCTGTATCCGTCTTCTATTTTTTTACCTGATTTTTTAAATAGATTATCTACAGATTTAATTTTCTTATCTCTTAGTGGTGAAGGTGGTTCTTTTAAAATCTCTGCTTTTTCCAGTCTATGTGCATCAAGCATTACTGAAGCCATACCTTGCATAGCTTCACGATGTTCTACAGCGTAAAAGTGTTCGTTTGGTAATGGTGGGTATCCTTTTTCAAGATTCTTTTGCATTGCTTTTGATTCACCAGAATACTCCATTAGCATTTCATGCATGTATATTCTTCTTCCCATCTGGTCTGCATAAAGACTTGCTATTATATCTAAATCATTTACAAGCCATTTTTCAAGATATTTATCGTTAATCATTAAAGTTCTTGTTGCAGTTGGGTTGTTTCCACCTGAGCGAATTCCATCAAATAATTGACCAGCCTGCTGTTGTTCGCTTTGCTGAGTTATATTATCTGCCACTGATTCAGCAACTAAGAGTAAATTTTGTTTTGGTGTTACTTTTCTTAACCTGGCTACATCGTTTACATTTCTTAATTTTCTTGTGTGACCGTTGTCTACATATAAGTCGTGATGCACATCTCCGTTGTAAAGAGCTTCCTGCAAATCATCTTTAGCTTTTTGAATGTTTTCTTTTGCTTCCTTTATCCTTTCTCTTATATCTTTCCTGGATTTTATCTTTGATTTCTCTTCACCCTTAAATAATGCTTTTAACTTTTCTTTCTCTGATTTAAGTTTGTTCTGCAATTCAACCTTAGGCTTCTTTATATCTGTAACAGTATCTTTTATTTCTGCTTCAAGTTTTTTAATGTTAGCTTTAGACTTGTCTATACGTTCTCTTAACGCTTTCTTTTGAAGTGCGTGTTGTTGTATTTCTTTTTTAGATAAAGCAACAGGAGCATCTTTAATCTTTGTTCTCTCAGTGCTTAACAATTCAGTTTTAGCTTGTTTAATTTCTGCTATCTTTTTGTTTGATTCTGCTCTTAGCTTATCAAGCTCACCTTTAACCTTGCTTCTCTCTGCACGTAAAACTTTACGCTTAGAAGCTTCTGATTTTCTCTGAACTATTAATTTATTCTTTGCTTTTAAGTCTGCTTTTATTTTTATTTTTACTTTTTCTGTTTTAACCTCTAGTGCTCTGTTAGCGTTTAAGTTTTCATTTAATTCTTTGATTTTAGCTTCAATAGTCCTTGATAGTTCATCTGCTTCTTTTATTCTTTTATTCTCATGAGCTAATGTTTCCTGTTTCTTTTTCTTAAGGGCATTTGCTTTCTTTGCTTGTGCTCTAGCAATTGACTGTATTTCTTTTATTTCCTTCTGTGATTCTCTTACACCAGATAACAGCTCTTTCTTTTTAGCCTCAAGTTTCTTTCCTTCTTCAACAGCATCTTTCAGCACACTTCTTTCTTCTTTGATTTTAGCTTGTAGTGCTTCTCGTGGCTTTTTAGCAGCTTCTATATCTGCCTTTATTTGTCCTTCTATTTCTTTTATATTGCTCTGATGTCCTTCTATTTCTGTTCTAACAGCATCTCTCTTTTCCACTTCTTTTGCTTCAACTGTTTTTAATTCTTTCTCTATATTGGTAAGATTTTCTTGTGCATCATATATTGGTTTTTCCCATTCTTTTATAGCTGCTTTCTCAGTGCTTGTCATATTTGACTTACCGTCTAGACAATCAAGAGGAATCGTTGGGTCTTTATCAAGTATTCTTTTCTCAAGAGCTTCAATGCTTTCAATTATACCTTGGTTTTGGCTTTCATATAATGACTCTGCTTCTGCGATAGATTTTTTAATTGCTGCTCTTTCGTCTTTTGTTTTGCCTTTTAAATTTTCCTTTAATTCTTTGATTAACGATTTAGTTGTTTTAGCACTTTCTTTTAAAACATCAGTTGGTCTGTTTAAGTCTGTAATGATTTTGTTTTGTTCTTCTAATGCAAAAATAATGTCTTTTATAAAGTCATTACGATTTGCTGAAATTTTATCTCTGTCATATATTCTTGATAAGAATTTTGCGATGTTAGTTGCTTCGTGGTCTTCAAGGTCTTTAAATGTAGCTTTAGCTTTCTCCCATATTGGTCCAAATACACTTTTGTCGTAAACTATGTTGTTCTTTTTGAATACAGGGTCAAAGCCTTGTGCATCTGCTCTGTATGCCATTCCAGCCATTGCCTTAAATTCATCATACGTTATATTTTTACCTGCTTCAGTGAGTTTAAATTCTTTGTGTAGAGCTTTTAATGAATCATTAGCTTGATTTGCTGATTCTATCATGCGATTTACTAGTTCGTATTTTGGTGTATCACGAATAGCTCTTGGGTCACTTTTCATTTGCTCAACATGCAATGCTTCTGATTCTTTTATAGACTCTTCAATTGTTAACCCTTCATTCTTTCCTTTTGATTTTAAGTTTTCTCTTAAATCTGTAAGTGCTTCTTTGGTTTTTATACCCTCTACTCCTTCGCTATCTATGTTTTTTCTTATATCTTTAAGTAAAGTTTTAGTTTTTTTAGCGGCTGCTTGTGCAGTTACAGTATGTGCGGATTCAAATGGTGAGTGGAATGCTCTATGATAAAAGTCAGACACTATTTTTGCTTTGTCTGTTAATCCTCTGATTAGAGGGGACCCCCACCCGAATGCATATTTAACAAACTTTGAGTTCTTTATATACGGCTGGCCGTCTTTTATCATTAAATCAACAGCTTCAACTTGTTTTGCACTAACTGTTGAGCCTTCAACTGCAACAGCTTTTAATCCACCTGGACTTCCATCTGGGTGGTACGTCATTTTAACATCTACATCATCTACAAGTGCTTTTATAAATACTTTTGCACCGTATGCATTGCCTTTGATTTTTGCTGTTTCCAAACCTTTTCCTATTCCACCAAATGCACCAGCTATAAACCCTTCTGTAAGAGTGTTTACAATCCATTCTTTTGTTGTTCCAGTTTCCTTTTGTCCTTCTACGTATAGATTTCTTATGGCAGCAGCAGGCAAAACAATTTTTGCCGATTCCATTGCACCTCGTATAAAGTTTGTGGCTATTGCTCCAGATTTTATTCCAGAAGCCATTGGAGCTAACAGCAGTATGTCTGGAATTCCTGCGATAACTCCTGCTGATAGATTTGCAAAGAATCCCCTGCTTTCCATTATTTCCCTGTCCGCCATCTCAGCTTTGATGTTTTCAATTGACTTCATTGCATCTTCTTTATTTGAATGGCCTAAGACTCTACTGTAATATTCAGCTGGAACATCATTTAAAAGTCCATCTTTAACCGGGTCGTATCCTTCGTCATTGTTTATGTCGTACTTATAGTCGTTAGAAAAGTCTTTAATTACAGAGTAAATAGCGTTGTATTGTCTAAAGTGTGCTCCTATTAACTGATGATATCTATATTCCTTTGGGTCTGGAACATGCTTTGAATAGTATCTTGTATGACGCATTGGAGCTGTTTGAGCATACCCACCAGATTTGTAAAATTCAGGGTCAGGCGTTGTAGTAAGAATCCTTTTAGCATGATCTTCTTTCGTTTCGTCTAGTATTTCCTTTGTATATCTCATCAGTCTGCCTCTTTAAGCTCTCTGAGCTCTTCAATTTCCTTTTCCATTTCTTTTTCTATCTCACGTACTCTTGTTGGTTTTTCTGGTAAGTTTATCTTTTCAAAGTTATATTTCATGAAATTATAATATTTTATAACTTGTCGAGTAGGTAAAATGTGTTTAGGTGAAAATGTAGGTCTGTTAGTTTCTCTAAGTGATTGTTTTGCTTTTCTTATTGCATTGTTTGCATCTTTAAGGTCATTATAATCCTCATCTGTTAGACCGTAAATTCTTTTTAGTTCTTGCGCAGATACAAACTCTCTAGCAGGTTGCATAGTGTTTACGTCTATTACATCTGCTTCAAATTGAGTTCCATTAGGTTTGAACTTTACTTGGTATGATTGCTCGTCTCCTCTAACACCAGTAACAGAGCCTTTGTCTGACTTTAATCTAAATATACCTTTTGTTACATTCCCAGCCCTATCAATTCTCTTTCCTCGTATTGTAGGTGGTCCCTTAAAGTCTTGATATAGCTTTGGATTTACTAAACCAATTCCAATCATAGCTAAAGAAAAATAATTATCAAAAAATTTGTTCAGATAATTTACATCTTCATCCTTCTCAAGAATAAACTTGTATGGAACTTGAGAGCCCTCTACATCAAATGCTTTGTTGTTATCAGAAACAAGGTCCTCAACATTATGAAGAAATGATGTTTTAACTAGCAACTCTGGGTTATTCTTTGTTGGAGCATTTTTCATGTATTCTGGTTCGCCGTTTACATCTGTTTCACTCCATGGCTCCATCATTTTTTTTGCATATTCTAAAGCTTGTTTCATGTTTCCGTTTTCATGAACAAAATATTCTCTTGTTTTGCTCCTATAGTCAAAGAGTGCTGCCTCTGAATTTGCAAGCAGCTCTGGAGGAATACCTAGATTTTTAGCTGATTGTTTTATTTCTATGTTAATATTGCCATCATACTCATTGTGTCTTTCCTCTTCATAGCGTTCATTTTTTATTCGTGTTTCTTTGCTTTGCCATTTTGCTAGATCTTCTTTAACAATCTTGTCTGCCAATTCACCATCTGTACCACCATCATATTGATCGCCAAGTGCAATCGCTGTTTTTAATGTATCACCTGTTATTCCGCTTACAACATTTGGATTCCTATCGTATGTGGCTGAAAATAGCTCAACACTTCTTTTCTTTATTACTGGATTCGTTCCGTTAATACCTGCTGAAAGCTCTTTATTTAATACACTTACTTGCGTTCCAAGTCCTTCTGCAATTCTAAGCTTGCTTTCAAGTGAGACTGGAGCTCCACTACCATATTGACCAGTGCTTCTTGTAAGGTCTTCATTTAAACTTTCTGAATCTAACACACCACCTTTCATTGAAGCATATCTAACTATACTGTTAAATGCAGCATCTTTTTGTTTATCACCCATTAAATCTTTTGCAATAGAGTTGTTCCCCATTAATGTTCTAATATTAAGCTGATGTCCTTCGTTTTCTCTTTTTCTTGCTTCATTCTCCATCGTTAATTTACGTCTTGCTGGTGCAGAAAGAACTTGTTCTGCCTCAGTCATGTCATTTGCGTCTAAATAGCTGACTTTATCTAAAGGGTGTACTGGTGATAAATCCATTTTTGCTTTGAAGTTATCATATTTTATTGCGTCCCCAGCTCTCATCATGTTTGATATTTCGATAAACTTTTTGTTTATTAGTGGAACAAGTCTTGTCATTTCTAGTCTTGATATTTTATTGTAGCCTCCCTTGTCTGTTCTAATTTTGTTCAATTGTTTAACGTATTCCGAAGCTCCTTCTTCTCCACCGTTTGTAAATCTTCTTTCAAGTTCTGCTTCCATGATTGCGAGATCGTGTGAAAACTTATATCGCCTTTTGTTTTCTTCTGTTTTTTCCTCTCCAAAATATGGAAGAAACTGATCAGCCGTTGTGTTTAAGTTTTTTAAATTCTTAGTTATATCAAAATCTTGTTTAGATGCGTCAAACATTTCTACAATTTTGTTGTTTTCGCTTACTGTGTAACTTTCTTTTATTTTCTTCAGATTTGCAGCATTAACTTTAGCTAAAAGTTTTGTAGTATCTACCTCAAGCTTCTGTTTGAATAAATTCTTAGCATCAGCGCGATGAGGTGCTGGCATCTTCTCCATTGCATTGTCGAAGATTCCTTGTCTTGTATTGATTGATTTTGTTAATAGCTCTCCTGTGGGATCTGGATATTTATCGAATTCTGATGTTACTCTATTTGCTGCGCTATTGGCGTCTGTGACTAATGTATTTGCATAATGAGCGTTGTATGAATCCTTAAACACCTTGTCATTTATAAACCAACCATCTGAGATCTGTTCACCAGGGTTTGTCATTGCATAGTCTTTACCAGCTTGCTGTGCACGCTCCCTTGATATTCTTGATGCCATTTCAGATGCATCAGCAGCCATCTTGTCTGAATATGCTGCCATTCCACTCCATGCCTGAATTGTACCAGACATAGCAGCTTGTTCAGCACCAGGTGCAGCAGCAGGTTTTATAGCAACACTTTGCTTATATTCAGGTAGCTTTGGCTTTACCTTTTTTTGTGCCACAGTATCTCCTATTTAGATTTAGTAGGTTTCTTGCCAAACCATCCGGCTGAATCTGCTTGGTTTGCCATAGATTTCATTGTGTTCATGCCACGTTGAATATTCTTCATTCCACCAGCAATTTTAGCACTCTGATAACGCATCTTGCTCATGGTGGTTTCATATTGTCTTTGTGATTTCAAGAATCCCATGGAAAGACCACGTGCTTGCTCATCTTTTCTATAGTTAGATACAGACTTGCTTGCAATAGCTCCTGCTGAGCCGATGCCAGGCATTTGTCCACGTGCTGCAAACATTGCACGCTGTGTTGCTAAAATCTCGTCTAGAGCGTGTAGATTAGCTATAGACTGTTGCTCAGATGCAATCGTTTCTTGCTTGAGCCTAAGTCCTAATTGAGCTTGCTCTAACTCTGCTGTTGCTTTAACACCTTTTAGAGCCTTGCTTTGTGCCCATTGTCCAGCTATCGAACCAGCCGCTTCAGCACCCATTAATACGTACGCCAATGACATTGTTATATCTCCACATTATATCCAATACCCAATAGTGTAAAAGGCAATGGTTTGTCTTGCACAATATCTATTGAGTATGTGAAGGCATCCCATCCCTCCATTAAATTGTATTCAAATACCCCTGTTGTAGGGGTGGCTGCTGGGTCTGTTACTATTGCTGTTACATCTATTGTAGAAATATCTTTACCTTGAATTGTTACACCAATAGATTCGTAATAATGAATCTGAAATCCTCTGATTTTTACAGACTGATATAACGATGGTCCATTCTGCAACTGAATATTTACTGGCATTGGGCTGATTGTTGATGTGAATTTTAGTCCTGCAAATGCTTTCGTTACTGTTCTGTCTAATGTTGCTTCTCCATGTATGTTAACAACAACATCAGGATGCGTTGCACCATCTGCATACACCTGTATTGTTTGACCAATAAGGTGATCTAATCCAGTCAGTAAATTAGTAGCAACAGCAAAGTCGTATGATAGCGAGGCATCTGTTCTTACTTCAAAATCAAACTCTTCTAATGCTAAAGTCGTAGCTCCATTAACTGTTCTCTCTACAATAACCCAGCCTTTGTTTAACCCTGTAGCACAATCCCAGAAATATCCAGGACTAGCAACACCTGCAATATCGTTCTGTGCTGTGTCTGCTTTTGTCCATCCTTTTATTTCTTGCTCTACAAGAGAATTATATATACCAAGCGTCCCGTCCTCATTAACACATACAACATAATAACCATCTGTATTTTTAGGCTCTCTGAATACATCCATATCTATTGGTGTTTTTATTAAATGTGATGATGGAATGGAAATGTTTGTATTAATATAACTTGATTGAACTATGTCCCAAGACATGGACTTAATATTTCTTGCACTTCTATCTGTATAGATTATCTGATTGTCTACGCTTACTGGGTCGATACTTGCTATGCCATCTGTGTTTTGTTCAGATAAAAAGAATGTACTTGGTGTAAGTGGTACCTCTATTGTAAGTGCTGTTGAATAGTTGCCAGTATTTGTATGAACCACTAATGACTTAGATGCTGTAAAAGATTTTATAAAGTTTGATTGACCTGATGCTGTGTAATAACTTATAGAGTTATCATCTAGATATTGAGAATCATCGAAATCATAAGGTGAAGATATAGCGCTACCCCAAATACCATTTGGTATGGCGCGAGAACCTCCAAGCCAATATCTTTCCTGGAAAAATGTACCACACGAAGGATATCCCCTAGCAGCGGACCATGCAGGTTCAGTGAGGATTGACTCGTTGCCAAGGAATGCTCCCATGTCTATAAATGCTTCGTATGTGTATCCAATAACTTGATTAGCTGCTGGTACAGTTACTATCCGTAATATTCCGCCATTTCCTTCAAGTGTACCTCCAATCAGTCCAGCAACAAAGATATTAGCAGAGCATGTAATAATACATGGAGATGCTTGCGTTCCTGTCAATGCATTTGCAGTGAATGTTACACCTGCATTTTTGTATGCAATTCCACCAAAGTCATATACTGGCCTCATAGAAAATGCAATATTGCCAAGAGTCCATGTGTTTTGTATTACTAAATTACCAATTCCAGCACCAGTAATATTGTAAGCATTTGTATCATCTGTTGCGTCTTGTGGTGTTGTATAAACCTTTGTATCTGTAGCTGTTATTGCCTTAACATAGTAAAGAGTGTTTATGTATAGCTGAGGGTCTGTTACTGGCAATGCACCGGCACTTGTGAAGGTTGCTGGGTATATATTTCCAACAGTTAATGCATTTGTTACCGTTACATAATTGTTTACATAATCAAGAGCAGCAATAGCATTAGCAGCATCAGCACTTCGAACTAACTGCGCTGGAGTAAAGTTCTCATGAAGGATTGTAAGCCTGTTTGTAATTGGAGCAAAACGTAATCTTCTGATAACAGCAGCAGGATACGTCGTTGCAACTGTTGCTAACAATGTATTCTGTAGATATATTTTTATTGTGTTATGTTCAAATAACATGAGATAAATAGCAGCATCATCATATATAAGACTTATTATTCTTGCGTAGTTTTTATTTATAGCAACTAAGTCATCAACGTGTGTAGTACCAAATCTTCTTGTAAAACCACCTTGAGGTATAGATAGAACATTTTGCGCAGTTTTAACACCACGATCATAGGCCGCAAAATCTATTCTTGCTGCAAGTTTTGGATCTAATTCTCCGTATGAAAACCCTGAATTTATCTGAAGAGCATCAACCATTGTATCCGCCTCCATAAGGAGCGTAGCCTATTGCTCTGTTAGATATTATTGGTTGTGATGCTAATGGTGATTGCGGTCTGCTTTGTGCATCAGCAGCTAAAGCAGTAGCTCTTGCAGAATCAGAATCAGCACCTAACTTCTTGCTAAATTCAACATTGTGTCCATTAGATAAAGCTAAATGTTCTGCAATTTTCAGTGATAGATAATTGTAAAAATGTGCTGGCAGTTGAAAGACAGAAGGCTCAAACATATATTCTATATACAGCGGACCATTAACATTAGAATACATATGTCTGTTTTCATATATTTCATAGCTATAGTTATGAGGCCACTGTCTAATCATCTTTAGATAATCACCAGGTAGCTCATAAATATATCGCCAGTTATCTATTATCGGCTCTGTCACCAACTGTGAAACTTGCTGTATTTTACAGGCAAATCGCCACGTCTGCTCAGATAGTATGATAGGTAGTAAAATATCAAATGCTTGCACAGCGGCATTAACAATGTCACTCTGGTTTTCCAAAGATGATATTGGTTTATTACCAAGCTTAGCAATAGCAAATGATATTATCTGTACTTTTGTAATTGGCATAATATAGTCCTTATTCAGAGAGGGGCCCTATTGCCCCTCTAAAACAAAACTACTTTATGCTGTAGGCACAATTGCTGCGCCAACGTTTACAATCATTGTTGATGCGCCAAGAGCCTGCGTATATGCTGCTGTATCGTTAGCAAAGTATAACCCTTGGTTTACAGCATCTGCACTTGCAATTGTTGCAGAAGCAGCCCTATCCCAAGTAAATACACTAGCGGCACCAATCGCATTGATTGTTCCACCAGCTATAGTTGTAACAGCTCGTGTTCCAGCACCATTAACAGTGTCTGAGTATTGTACATGTGTGTTACCGCCATTAGCTGTAACACCTAAGTTATAAGTAAATACGGCACTTGCATAATCAAGAACGTACATTCTTCCTGCACCAGGAGCTGCTAGCAATAATTTTGATGCTGCATAAGCACCTAGTAATTCTGCGTTTGTTATGGCAATGCTTGCAGCTGAATAACCACTTGCAAAAGCAGCAGTAATTACAGCAGAAGTGTTAGTTAATCTGTATGTTAACTTTGTACCATCAGTTCTTGAATATACTGTTACGTAATCACCTGTAGCAATATCAAAAGCAACATCATCAAAATATGATGCTGTAGCTACGGTTACTTGTGTATCAGCAGTGTAATAGTTGTACTCTTTAAAGCATCCGTAAATATCACCTGATGTTAAAGTAACGATTGGTTCGTTAGCTGAAGCTGAAGCGCGACACCAGTTTTGTAATGTAAAAGCCATTTTCTTTCTCCTAAAAATTAAACTATAGTTTTAACACGATCGTTTAAGACATTTCCAAAATCACTGATTTCCTTCAACAGAACCTCATCATTGATTTTTCCAGACACATTTAACGCTTTAAGTGGATTAGTAATATCCCTTAAAGCTTGTTTTTCTTCTCTAACCTTAGCAATGCTATCAGCAGCTCCATCAGTTGATATGAGCTTCATGTATTCTCCGTCTGTTTTTAAAAGTTCTTTATCTCTGATTGTCCTGATGTGTGCAAGCTTTATATCTCTTGCTTTCTCACAATCAATATCTATTCTTGGTTCTGCTGTAATATCACACCATGCACCTCTAAACTCTCTTGTCGTTGGGATATATTTATCTTCAATATCCCTGACTTTCTTAGCATCTTTTGGTATTGAGCGTTCTTTAACATGAGCTTCATACTCAGCATCACTTAGAGTACCAAGTGTACGCTCTATGCTTTTTTTGTCAGCAGGTATAACTAAACATAACCTACCTTCATTATCTTCAAATAAAATCTTTTTCATCATTGGTCTCCATACATTGCTACGGCTATTACATTGTTTACACTAGCTGTCATTTCTGTAATGCCATAAGGGTTATCACATTCACGAGTTACAACAGCACAAGAAGCAGCCAACGGCATTGATCCAGCTCTTGCTAATAGCAATGTAGCGCCAGCAGCAGCGGCAGAACTAACAATAGAATATCCAGTGCTACTAAAAGCAGTAGTGTAATTTATTTGAACATTTCCCGGAGCTGTATCAGTTAAACTGGCTACATTGTAACTTTCATTTAATGTTGGAGTTCCTGCAACTATGTACCACCTACACCAACTTTTTGCTGCACTTAAATGGTATTGCTGTCTTCCAGGAGAAGCATATACGGTAGTATCACTTCCAGTTTCCTGCTCTGCCTGTGAGGCAGCAGTATCAGCAGCCTGAAAAGAAGGCTTAACACCTGCTCCATTACTTGTTAATACTTGGTCTGCGGTTCCAGCACCAGCATTCTGTATATCACCAGTAGCTGTAGTTCCTGCTAGCAAAACGCCGTACTCTGTTGTAAGCGTAGTTACACCTAAACGACCTTCTGGAACACTATTATCAAAGGCACTTTCATTAGCCATATCTTTTCCTATTGATCGCCAAAAATTAATACACCCCACACAACCGCAGTGCTATCAGTCTGGTCCGCTAATGCATATGGTGTATCACATGATTTAGAATTAACCGCACATGAGCTAGTAGCAACGGCAGATGTAAGTGTTGTTAATAAATTTGATGGACTAGAAGTCCCAATGCTTACAACGCAATAATCACTATTGCTGAAATTAGTAGTAAAGTTTATAGTAACTACTCCAGCGCCTGTATCCGTTAAACTTGATACATTATAGCTAGAGTCAAGAGTTGGAACACCAGTAACATTATGCCATCTGCAATGCACTTTTCCTGCACTAATATGATATTGCTGCCTACCTGAAGAAACAAAAACATCAGTAGCAGTTCCAGTTTCTTGCTCAGCTTGTGACGCTGGTTGCAACGGGTTTGCCTGAAAAGAAGGATTAGCTGCAGCTCCATTACTTGTTAATATTTGCCCAGTAGTTCCAACACCAGCGTTTTGAACTGCTCCAGTAGCTGTAGTTCCTGCAAGTATCACACCATAAGCTGTTGTAAGCGTTGTTACACCTAAACGACCTTCTGGAACACTGTTACTTAATGCACTTTCGTTCGCCATATCTTTTCCTATTGATCACCAAAACATGCAACGCCAACATATTGACCAGTTGATGGATCTGCTGTTCCAAATCCAGTATCACAAGATTGATTGTAAAATACACAACTTCCAACAGCAGGCAATGTGCCAACTCTAGTTTGAAGAGCGTTTGATGCATTAATACTTCCAATACTTACAGCAGCGTAACCAGTACCACTAAAATTAGTAGTAAAGTTTACAGTTGTAACACCAGCACCACCATCAGTTAAACTGGATACATTGTAATTACTAGATACTGTTGGAGTACCTGTATCTACATACCATCTAACCCATGCTTTAGCTGCGCTGATATGATATTGCTGTCTACCTGGAGTAACATATACATCTGTGGCAGTACCTGTTTCCTGATTTGCCTGTGTTGCCGCTATTGAGCCAGGATACGCCTTAAAAGAAGGATTAGCCGCAGCTCCATTACTTGTTAGTATTTGTGTTGCGGTTCCAGCACCAGCATTCTGGATAGGGTTAGTTGCTGTTGTTCCAGCTAACAGGACGCCGTATTCTGTTGTATTAGTTACAACTCCAGTTCTACCGCTTGCAATACTATTACTTAATGCACTTTCATTAGCCATGATTTATACCCTAAATTCCTGTATTGTAATTGTAGATGAACTAACACCACCAAGTATTCTTGCACCGTTATAACCGTTAAATGATATTGCAGCTCCGTTAGTTGTTCCGGCTCTAACCCTAAATGTAGTAGGAACTACTGTTCCAGCTATCATATAGTGCGTAAAATAAACAGCATTTGTATAACCTGCTGTCCCTGCACCACTGTTTGTAAGTGATGTAGCTGCTAATGCACCAGCAGTTGCATCTTGAAATAATGCCGCAACAATTGCCTGAGCAGCAGTAGCACCACTCAAATGCATGGCTATATCTATTTTCAGAAGATTATTTGCATTAGCCGGAGTTATGGCCAATGTCATATATTCATCACCTTCTGTAATCTGAGGTATAGTGTCATCATATGGCATTATTGTGTTTCCAGTTGCAAACGCTCCATCAGTAACGTTTACCATCTGTAAAACAATACCAGTAGCAGCAGCAGCCGAAGCCAATTGTGACTGCATCTGAAAGTTTCTAGCAGTGTCATAAATAACAGTTACCATCTGGTCAGCTTCAATATCACCATTTCCTAACACTTGGTTGTTCTTTTTTAATATTGGTATTGCGCCAAGTCCATCTATGTTTAATGTAGCTGCTCCAACATTTACTGTGTTGGCTTTAAAGTTAACAACCATTCCTACTGTATATGCAGTTAACGTAGGAGTTAATGCAATAACGTACGTATCATTACCTTGAGCATCAGCAGCATAAATAGCAGCACCAGTCTGAGATATTTTATCGTCTAAGTTTATAGAACTAACCATAATAAATCCTAAGTCTTACTTTGCTCTGCCCATTGAACCCAGATTAATGCTGTTAATACATTTGCAACAGGCGCACCACCTAGATTTAATGCTAACACTTCATCTGAATCATAAAGTTCTACTGGCTGACCGAAATCAGATTCAAAGTCTATTACATATGGTGCAGGTGCTCCGCATGTGTCAGGAGTTGCTATTGTTGCAAGTGGAGCAGCAAGATTGAAGGCTGCTATATTTGCATCTATTACACCAAGAGTAGGGTTTGCAGTGTATTGAAGTACTGTTGAGTAAGCGGTTGCTCCAGCGTTATTTCTCATTCCAACATATACTCTTGCAGCACTTGTTCCTGCAGAGTTTGCAGTGTTACGTCTTGCTAGGTACCACGAATAAACACCACTTGCTGTATCATGTATTGTGCTAATACCAATCTTTAACACAGATGTTAATGTTGTGTCGTTGCCAGTGATTGTGAATACATCTGTAGCTGCGTTTACAACTGCAAAAGCAGATGAACATGCCATAAATGTTTGAGCTTTGTCGTAATTAACACTCATAATAGAACTCCTAACATACAATTCCAGACTGCTGTTGACGCGCTCGTTGCTATCATAAGCGGTTTTATGACTTGAGTGGCAGTTGTAGGTTTAGTTTCTGTTAAATCTCCAGCGGAACTAGTAGATAAATACTGAACAGCACCTGTAGTTAAACCAGATAGTCCAACTGTCACATGCCCGCTAAAAGCCAATGTAAAGTCATTTGTTCCATCGTCTGATAAGACATAACCGATAACTTCAGCAGCCGCAGCACTTGTGGCTATTGCTTTTGTATATGTTCCAGCATTTAGATACAGAATATCTCCTGCTGAAAAACCATGAGTAGCCTGAGTTACTGCTAATGTGGATGTAGCTTTAGAATCAAGTTGAGTTTGAACGGCTGAAGTTAGGCCGCTAATATAACCAATTTCTGTAGCTGTGGTAGCACTCTCGTTTAAGTTGCTAGAAGCGTCAGTTACTACAGCTCTACTTGCTGTCACGTTTGTAACTTGAGCATTTGCAAGAACATTTAGTCCTGTTCCGTTTGGTGTGTAATTTAAATTTCCATCTGTATCACTTGATATGATGGTATTTCCATTGATCCTAATGTTATCAATGTCAAGTATTGGGAAAGTAGTATCATATGTAAATTGACTGTAAGTTACAGCATCTGTACCAATTGTTGCTACAGTTGTTGTTTGCATAAATGATGTTACTGCGTGAACAGTACCACCAGCATCTACAGTTACTAGTACACCAGGATCCATTTCTGAAATATGGTCATAATCTGTAGCTCTAGTAAGTACCCAGTTAGTAGCACCAGAACCTACATCAGTAACAGTGTATACACCATTTTGCGCAGGAGCCGCTTGGTCTTTTATTAGCACTCTGTTTGTTGCTAATGGATTAATTCCATCAAGTTCAAATACAGCTTGTGCACCAGCGTTAGTTAATGTTGCGCCAACACCAGAAGCACCATTGTCATACGTTACTGTCAATGCGGCTGTTGAAGCTGCAAATACTGATTTCTTATACTCTTGGACAGTAATAGCTTTATCAACATATGTTTTAATTGATGCTTGTGTTGCAAGAGCTGTAGAAGAATCAGAGACCAAGTCACCCTCATCTAATACTGTAGTCACTCTAGCATTAGCAGCACCCATTCTTACACCAGAGTCGCTGATATCTAACCTTGATGTTCCACCAGTCTCATAGCTCTGAGTATCGGCACCAAATGTTATCTTATTATCTGCATCACCTGTATGCGTAATGTCAGTAGCTATAGCGATTGTTGACACACCTGTTATATTGCCTGTGTCATCAATAATTACACTGCTACCCTGAACCAGGTTCCCAGTTGTTAAATCAAACCTAGGAACAGCGTTATCAGTAACAGCGGCTCCAGGTCCGGTAACTTTATTTACTATTGTACCAGTCATATATTTCTCCTATCCTATTATTCCAACATTATTTAACCAGTACCCAGATGTATTTGAGGTAGCCAATAAAATTGGCTTAATAAGAGCACCAGCCCCAGGTTTTGCCTCAACCAATGTACCGGCAGCACCTAAATATTGGATAGCCCCTATTGTGGTTAAAGCAACTCCTGCAGTTATATGCCCACCGAACTGAACTGTTATATCGTTACCGTTTACAAGAACAATTATCCCGGCTACGTCCGAGTCTGCGGCAGCCGGAACGGTTATTTCGGCTTGTATATAATCACCAGCAGCATCTATGTAAACAACATCCCCAGCAGTCAACCCATGACCAACCTGTGTCACGGTAATTTGGTATGTAGCTGCAATAAGATTATTGATTTGAGTTTGAACGGCTGAAGTGAGGCCGCTAATATAACCAATTTCAGTGGATGTAGTAGCACTCTCGTTTAAATTGCTTGCTGCGTCTGTAACAACTGCTCTTGATGCTGTCACGTTTGTGACTTGAGCGTTAGCAAGAACGTTTAAACCAACTCCGTTCGGAGTGAAATTTAAATCGCCATTAACGTCAATACTGCTAACTGTATTTCCGTTAATGTTTACGTTGTCAGTCGTTAATGATGTTAAACCTGATAATGCGTCTGCATCAGATAGGATAGCTGCACTGTTCTGTATTACTTTACCTGTAACACCATCAAATCTTACTACTGCGTTATCTGTAGCAACTGCGGGTCCATTAACGTCACCTAGACCTAAGGTAGTTGTCGTGCTAACAACTGTTGGGTTAGAGGTAATGTTTGATACCCGCAAATCTACTATTACATCGCTTCCGACGGCATATATACGGTCATATACTTTTAGCTCCGGAGCAACTTCATTAAAATAACCAGCAGCACTAATTGTAGCAGCAGTATCTACAGCATGTGCATACGTCTTATTTATTGGTGCTCCAATGAAGGAGCCGTCTTGCAGTGTCTTAACCCCAGTGTTACATGAGGATGAAACTGTAGACCAACTTTGTCTATTAAATGCCATCAGATTCCCCTATTAAGGATTTACACTTTCGTCACAGTCAATTTGGTAAACGCCTTCAGTGTCGATTGTTACGCAACTTCCGAAGAAGATTCCATTAATAAACCAGCTTGTTTCGCGAGGTAAATAATTAATTTCAGTGCGCATTTCTTGTCCAACGGCCATTCCAAGGGCATCTCTATGCCATGCGTAACAGCTTCTGGTATTACCAGCCAAAGGGATCCCCCCTTCATTCATGGAAGGAATTTGCATAATATTCATTCCCATTAGATTTCTATTACGTAATGTTCCGTTTTCAACGGCCATATTTCTGGTGTATTCATTACTAATAATTTGGTCGGATGCTAACAATGCTCTCATGTTATTTCCGCTAAGGAGGATGTATCTGTCTTCAAGTGGGATTGCTTTATCTTCGAAGAATTCTTGTAAGTGACGCAATTTTGCGTAGCTCATGTTTGTTCCGCCAGCAGCAATTACATTAGCAACAGGGAAACCAAGTGTAGGGTCACCAGCAGCTAAAGCATTGATTACTATTTGGTCAGTTCTTCTTCCGATTGCACGTGCTACAACTTTGGCCAATTCTTCTTTTCCGCTGAAATTTACAGTCAAATCTTGAATTCTGTCACAAGCGCATCCTACGCAGTACTTAACCATTGTGGTTTCTACAGAAAGAAAACCAGGGTCCTGAATAGCAACAGTATTTTGCCAACCAACAGGGTTAGCCATTGCTTGGCCTACTTTTCTAAATCTTACAGATTCGCCAGTAACGGCAGAGCGTACTCTTGTTGTGCCACGTAATAGAAAGCCAGATGATTGATAGATGGCCTTAACCATCGCATCAAATTCAATTTGAGCGGTATTTGCAAGTGATAAACTCATGGTATATCTCCTAAATAAAACAAAAAATAAATGTCTTATCATTTCAGGCGATATATCTGGGAGTATCCTTTCGGGTCCTAAATATTCACTTAGGGTTTAGGTTTACACAGTATCCCTACTTAGAGTAAGGGTGCGCCTAACTAAAGTATCCATTATCAGAATGATGTGGACGACTTGAACATATTGCTTACACAATAATATTAGTATCATTATAGTACATTTATCTGGTTAAGGCAACCGTTCGTCAGGATTTGGGTAAATTTTTTTAGTATTGTCGTTCCAATTCCTCGTACCACTCAATTGCGCTGTTGCAACCGTTTGGCATCATTGGAGTAAATTTTTGTAGGTTTTGATGGTTTTGATAGTAATTTTTATTGCTTAGATGTAATCTAATGATGTCTTCAATTTCGTATGAATAGTAAAAGTGTGTGTGAATATCGTAATTATTTTCGCATGCAATCATGCTACCTATCCATCCGCCAAGGTATTTATTTTTTTTAAACAAATTACCTGGTACATAATCTTCTTCTTTATCCATTAAACATCTCATTCATATAATTCCATCCTCTCGTTTATATTTTCTAACAGCATTATTCTCAGGTTTACTGAAATTCTCTCTCCATGCGATAGCAGCGTACATGAATGCATCTGCTGCATGACAAGTCCAATCGTGTTTTGGTTTATCTCTAAACACCTTTGTTACTGGGTCAAATTCTCTTTGAAACTCATGTAAACATCTGATTAAAAACTTACAATTTGTTTTATGAAAGCAACAGTCTTTCAAGAATGCTCTTCCAGAGGATATTTTATCAGGGATAGAGACTCTTGGAACAACCTGGAAATGTATCCCAGCTTCTCTAAACAATGATAGGCGAGTACGAGCAGAAGAAGACTCCTTCACCATTACGTCATGTGGAGCCCAATAATGCTGATATTTTCTGAACCCTAGTGACTTTTTCACTTGAATAAGCATGTCAGAGTAGTATCCCATTGGTTTATTGTTTGATTCAAACGAATATATAAAATGCATTTTCCCATTGTATGCCTGCCATAAAACAACTGATGTTGGGTCATGCATCCCTAGGTCAAACGATACAAAGACTGGGTAATTCTTTCTTATTTCAAAATCTGTTATTCCATTTCTTTTTTCAATTTCTTCCATTTCTTTTGTGAAGTAAGCTCCAATATTTCCTGTTGAAAAGCTAACGTAGTATTCTTGTTGTATGATATTGGGATCTTTACCTTCTGCAATCTCTTGGTCTATTTGTTCTTTTGTTATTATAGGATTTCCATCAGCATCCCTTGTATCATCAACAGAAAGTCTAGACACGAACCAGTTAGGAGAATCAACGGCTATATCATACAGGTCTTTAAGATGATTTGAGCCTCTTGGGGTAGATATTACTACCTCTATTCCTTTACTAGCTAAAAGAAGTGGGGCTAGAAGTTCACGAGCTCTGGGATCGCTTATTGCCCACTCATCATGGATGATAAAGTTTGCTCCACAGCCAATGAGGCCATCAAACTTATTTGAACCAGTAAACTTTATAATGCTTCCATTTTTCAGATAAATTGACATTTCTGTATTATTGATTTTGCTTATTATTTCTCTTGGTATATAGTCTAAGAATCTTTCGCCAGAAAGTGAGATGGCATCCCAGATTACACGTTTGGTTTGCGTAGATTCTGGGAGCAGGTATAAATACAGGCCAACCTTTTGGCATGCAGCTATTATTATTATATTTAAGGCGCAGACAGACTTACCAGCTCTTCTATGAATGATGGCCAATACATGTTTGTAGCCTTCATTGAAGATGGCATTAAATAATGGCTTTTGATAGTCCCTTGGTTTAAATAAGTGAGGAAGGCTTTTTAGCGTCATTAATCCTCTTTGTTTAGCAACTCTTCAACAGAACGTTTAATCCTATTAAGCAATACGCTAGTTATAGAGATTGGTGTAGCATCTTTAATTTTTTCAACTTTGATATCTTCATAATTAAGCTTATCAAAATGTTCAAGCACTTCTTTCAAAACACTTTCTCGCATTTTCTCTAAATTACCTTTATTCATTTCTTCCAAGCGTTTATTATTGTCTTTCGCATAATGCAAATCACACTGAATGCAATCATATTCATCAATTATCTCATCTAATGTCATATCTTTAAGTTTATGGCAATTGTAACAACTCATAATTAACGATCCTTATTTGATATATATTTAGCCAACCAAAAGGCAAAACCAACAAACAAAACTATCACTACTACTGGTAAAATCATACTAGTTAACATTATTTCCCCTTATCTGCTTTTAAAAATTTCTCATTAATGACAGCCTCTTTCTTAATGATTTGAATACATTTCTCTACATATATACTAAACCACTCAAGAGAAGAAGGAATCGCCGCCGCAGTTATACACTCCGCTGTGTATAATGCAATCATCCTTCTGAACCCATAACCATACGCCACATCTCTTTTTTCAACAGATGGGTACAAAAGACTCATAAGCGTCATATGATCGCCTTTCTTATATGCATCTAGCTGAAGTGTTGCAGTGTCGTTAAGAAATATAATGGCATCAGTTATCCCATCTAAAAACGAACCAGGAGCACTGTGCCCTTTTGTTGGCACAATATCTAAAACCATTTCATGAATCTTTCTTCTATCAGCGTCACGATATTCCAAAATTATCTCCTAAAAACTACATTTATGCGCCTCTTTATGATTCACACCTTCTCTCATCAAATTTACAGAATTACAGGCAGCATTCAAAAGTACTTTTGCGTAAGTTTTTCTTTCAACAGGTTCTTTTAATGTTTTTGTTGACAGCAAATAAACTGTAACATACATATAAACTCCCTCAATATAGCTTTCTGTTTTATTATCCATGAATGGCATTATTAGCTCAAAAAGCTTATCACGGGAACCCCTGTCTAAATATCTAAGCTCCTCAATATACGAAGCCTCTGTTAATCCTCGAACACACGCCATAACACCATTAAAAAACTCACGCTCATTACATTCTATTTGTAATTCACTTTCAACACGCTTTACAACGTCATATATCTTTTCATCAAAATCTTCAATCATTTATCCTAAAACCCCTTAACACCCTTAACATCTTTAACATTTTTAATAAAAAGCTGCCTATAATTAACCACATAATAGCTGTTCACTTGGTCATAGCAAATTTCTACAAACATATCGTCATACACTTCATACCCTTCTTTAAACAGCCTATCAAAATCAAATTGCATCTCAACGTTCATATCATTTGCTACAATCATGCTTTCCGATACCAGCTTAAATACATTACCTTCACGCATCTTATTTACTCCTCTGCCAGCATTTCATGAATAATTTTAAGTCTATCTATGCAGTGCTTTAACTTATGTTCATGAGCAATTTTCAGACTCTCATTTCTTTTAATATCTTCCTCGTAACCATGAAACTCTTTCTCAATAGATTTAAGCTGTGATGTAGCTAACCTTATATCATACTCAGCTTCATCAATTATTTCTTCGCAATATTCTTCCTCATCTTTTAAACTGCACCATAAATCAAACATAAACTCATCACGTAATCTCTCATAATGACGCATCTTATTCTCCCCTTTCTTCCAATAGCTCAACCAATCTTTTAAGCTCAGTGTTACCTAATTCAAAGATAGAATCAACTTTTGATGCACTTGCCCAGCAAGCAAGCTCTTCTTGACTCACCTTATTTGCAGCAATCATTGTTGTTAGCCTTTGTCTAAGATACACCCTGTATGCATGCGATGTCCTTTTCATTTCGCACCTCCAGGCATGTAGTGCGTCTGTGAATATCTAATTTTCCATGATAGAATTGCTTTCTTCAATGAATCCATTACTTTTTCATCATTGATGAATACACAATCTTTAAAAATCATTTCATGATCATGTATAAACAAATTAACAGCACACGTATACCCACTGTCAAACATCTCTGTTAACGTATCAAAATTCTTGTCATTATCCATACGCTTTTCAAGATATTTAAAATGTTGTTCAGCATATTTTTGATCCTCTTTCAAAAGCTTAATATCAAGATAATTATTAACTATGCATAAAAATGAAAATAGAATACATGATGCAAACAAAATGAATAACAAATCTGCAAGTGAAATACCAAAAAAACTCACCTAGCACCTCCATTAATCTGACCAATTACCCAAGTTACCTGCTCTTTAGATAGGTCATCCAGCGTACTTACATTGGCACCATGAAGCCAACTGTTGATTGTCTCGCTACGTACACGATGTTTAATTATAAGCTCAGGCAATGTAGGAGGAGTATAAGTGGTTTTATTGTTGGTTACTTTGTTTGAATAATTATTACGATTTTGTATATGTTCCTCTTCTGCGCTACCATCATCATCTTTCCATGCTACGTTTAGTGCGGCAGCTAGCGCATATTTTCTTGCATAAGAAATGCTCGTGCCGGAGCCCTGCCCGCCCTTCTTTTCATTTGGAACAAAAAGCTTACTTGACATCCATTCACCAGACAGATGAGATACAAAAGTTTCAATACCAGTGTGATTTGGATAATCAAGACTGTTGCAGGCCCACTGAGTGACGGATATGTGATATTTAGAATATATTGGTCTTACAACCTTTAACAGGGATGCTAAATTACCATATTTTATATTGTTATACCCTTCTTTATCTTTACATACATCTTCCACTTCACCTTGAAATTTACTCAATGCTTCTGACAGCTTACCGATTGTTTCTGACTTTTCCATGATACCTCCTTGACAATTTATATTACATTGTTGTATAGTAACGTATGTTGTGACTTTTTACAACAGTTAATTTATAAATATTTCAATAGGAGTAATAAAAATGGCAAAAGAAGATACTACGCCGGTGCAGGTTAGAATCCCCACCTCGATTTACAGCGAAATGGTTAAGTCTGCCAAGAGGGAATACACACCATTAACCACATATCTTCGTAAATGGATAATTACTGGGTACAAGAAAGATATTAAGAAAGGGAAATGAGGTAAATCAAATGGGCTCTGAAGTTTCTAACGACGAAAAGATTTTATTATCTTTTTTAATGACAACAAATGCTGGTTCATTGCATCCTCGAAGGGTGAGTGTGACCAACGCTAGCAAGGCTATTAATTTTAGTGTTAACAAAGTTGCACGCATTTTGTTTGGTCTCTTAGATTACGGGTATATATTCTATGCTTATAGCAGAAAAAGAAGGAAGACAGAAGTAATTTATAATTATATCAAGATTTTTGAGAATATTTAGCAAAAAAAAGCCGGGCGGTTCCCGGCGAAGCAATGAGATATTATGATTAAAAACAATCACTGAGCATTCAATTAAAAACAAGGAGGTAATCAATGTTTCATATGGAGCTGAATTGCTCAGTTACAGGTATTATATGACAAACAAACGGAGAAGTAAAGTTGAAAGAGCTACTTGATGAATTTAGTACAAAGCTGTCAGAGAGAGGAATCATCTCTAAGCAAATCCTGTTCACTCTACAATCATTTTTTCCTAGCTTGGATGAAAATGGTGAATGCTCAATATCAATGAAGAATCTAACAGACCATAGAACAAAGGTATCTATGGAGAAATGCATATGGGCAACACCTGTAACAGAGCAAGTAATTGTGAGGCACATCAAAAAGCTAGAAGACTTGCTGCCAGAATACTTCAGTGTAATAAGATGTAGGAAGGCGTACCGTAATGTTAATAGATACATATTTGATTTAAAGAACATAGAGGAGGATTTTGGATGAAAGAGATAAGTGATTACGTATATAGTTTAAGGTCAAACTATTGGGCAGGAGACTCAATGATACGTACCATGCGTGTATTAGCTGATTGCTGTGATAGTAATGGTGAATGCTCAGCTTCGCTTAGGCATATATCATTGGTTAGGAGAGAGCATTATTCGGTTTTTGCAGCCAAAGCTATAAACCCATCGATTATAAACAGGCATATCATGAGATTTTGGAGCTTACATAAGAATAGCGGCCATCTTGCTTCAAATTGTTTTCATATTGACTTTAGCACAAAGCCAAGAACGTACAAGTTTTATATAGATAAAATTAGAAATTATAATCTTGTGAAGCAAATTCATGAACGTAACTACGTTAAGAGAATAACAGCTATAGATACAAAGGTTTATGCAACATTGCTCGTAAGTTAATTTTAAATTGCAAAGCGCAGTGTGAAGCGAAGCCCACACCTGCAGCTGAAATCATACCAATTAGACCATGCACTTTGCAATTTAAAAAAGTTGGTGGAGTGATGGGACTCGAACCCACATCTGCATTCTAACGAAGTCAATAATTGCTTCATAAGTTTATGGCTATCTTACCAATTAGACGACAAACCGTGTTGGTTGCAAAGCAGGAAGTTACCGGATTCACACTTAATCTACATGGAAGTCAATAATTGCTTCCAATATACGACCCAACATTTAAACTATAACAAACTGGGTTAAGAATGTAAAGACATCATAAGTTATTTAAATTATATTGATCTAATAATTACAATACGGTAATATGCACTATTAATGCAAAAAACCCGAAGATTTGAAGGGCTTCGGGTTTTTAGTGGTAGATAAAAAAAACTAGTTTGTTTTATCTCGTAAGTGCCGATATTATCTCTCCGCATTAAAAGAAAGTCAATACTTTTTTTGTGCATATGGAGACTAGAATGTCAATTGCCATAATAAATAAGATAAGAGATAACCGTTCACTAAACTTAACCACCTCGCAACGCCTTGTTTTGGTTATGCTTGCCTCACGTGGCAAATCTATATTCCCATCTTTAACCACACTTCAAAATGATACCGCGCTATCTAGACGTGGTCTAATATATGTATTAAACCAACTTACAGAAAAAGAATTAATAACTAAAAACACAAAGTCATCTAAATACAAAACTAACGAATATACCATTAACTTACCAAAGATATTTGACACTACTGGAGTTATATCTAGTGCACTCAGTGCACCACCCGCTAGTGCACTGAGTGCACCTAATCATAAAATTAGAAAGGAAAGTTTAAAAAGTCCCAAGCTCAAGTCCAATGCACAGAGTGAGATTGTAGTACGTAGAGCTCAATGTGATGTCTATGTTAGTAAGCAAAAACCGAGTCAGGCATATAGGTTATATAGTAATAAATTTGAGATAGAGGAGGAGCAAAGTTTAATAAGCGAATATTTTAGTTGTTAGCCTTTATAAGGGGGAATGGAATGGATTACAAATGCAAAGATGATGATTACAAGAAGATGAATGATTCGTACGATGAGTACTTATGTTCTAGTGAACAGAAAAAATCAGGAGGTGGAGTTGGGAATGTTTATGATGGGTTGAGCAATGAAGGGAAACACCTTTACTCAAAGCTAATCAAGGAAGGTGGTAATGACGAAAGCATTGGAAAGCTTTCAAGAAGGTATGCTACTTACAGAATTGAAACAGCGTTGGAATATGCCAAGGGACAGGATAATGTTTCGAATGTTATGGGGTTGGTAACCTGGTATCTTAAGAATGAAGATAAAGGGCCACCACAGCAAGATAAACCAAAAGAGCATAAAAGATATAGCAAACCAAAGAACACGATGCCACAGCCTCCTGGTGTCCAGGAAACGCTATCTGACGTACTGAGTCAGCCTGGTGTTAAGTCAGAATTTGGTAAATGTTGGTTAGATTCAATGCAGAAGGATGCGAAGGAGGGGTGGAAGCAGCCGCCACCATCTGATGTGGAGGATATATACGAGACTGATAAGAATCGAGACCAGCTTAGGATATGGAGAAGCAAGTCTTTAGAAGAAAAGCATAAGCTTTATGAGCAAGCTCAGGTATATAGCACAATACTTAACATGCTTAGTTACAGGGATATGCTTGGAACACCGGGCATGCTAAGTATGACGCTAATTATCCTTGATGAAAAACAGCTATTGAACATGTTTTAATCGTCTAGCAAATCATCTAGAGAACCTTTGGAGATTTCGAACAATTCATCTAGCTCTACCTTTTCTCCGGTCATCTCTTCGATAACCTTTTCGGCAGTGTCCTCAATGACTTTGTCTTTACATCCTGTGTTGAAGTAAGTTACTGCACCTGCTGCTACGATTGTGGTAATTGCTAACAACTTCTTAATCATGACGATTCTCCTATGTTGCGTCCCTAGTAAGAATTGAACTTACGTTTTCAGCGTGAAAGGCTGGTGTCCTAACCACTAGACGATAGGGACTATCTTCATTATACCACAGGATGTAAAGCTAGACATCTTCATTTGTGATATAATACATATGTTGAGTCAGTAGTTTAATTGGTAGAATCCTGAAATAATATTACGGGAGATGCAAGTTCGAATCCTGCCTGACTCAACGCTATATCTAAGTAAACCAGATATCTGTGAATGCTTCTTCCATTTTTTCTTGGCATGACTTGCTAACGTCATTATCAATAAAATGACGCTGAGCTGCTTTCTTCATTGCTTGAAGTATTGAATATACCTCTTGCTCCTTGTTGTTATCAATCAGCTTTTTAATGTCAATGAATGCTTCCATGTATTTATCATTAATGGCTCTCTCATTAATAATTTTTTCCTCATTAATCGGCTCCTTAAGTCTAGAAATTACTCTTTCATGTATTTTACAGAGGATTTCCCAACCAACGTCATGTTGAACCTTTCTTATTTCAAGACTTTTCATCTCATCCTCTAACGACAGCCTTAGCTTTTCTGATTCATCATATTTCTCTTTAATCTTCATATTGATCTCTCCTCTGATTCATCATATTTCTCTTTAATCTTCATATTGATCTCTCCTTCCTTTTCCTTCCTTTACACCCGCAAGACCTTGCTTTTCCGCTGGTTACAGATGTATATCTATGAGTTGATTTGTTACCGCAACTACATTGACATAAGAACAGCCTCTTTCTCTCTCTTGTTGGATATTCTGGGTTAAACTCAGGAGTATAAACAGTAAGTACTTTTAAGTTGCCATAGACTTTGCCTTTGTACTTTCTGTTTATACTCCTTGTCCTTCTTTCAACTACCTTACACCCGCAACATTTTGATGTACCATTTATAACATGATGCAAGTCGCGACTTGCTGACCTCCCGCAGGAACATACACAGTAACACTTCCTATACCCTTTGCCATTGCAGTCAACTAGGTATGTGCTAAGTATTTTAAGGTGATTGTATTTCTTGCCAACATGAGAGTTAGCTTTTTTTTCTAAATTTATTGATCTCTTATTTTTACTCATGGCGACAAATCAACGTCAATACCTGTAGTCTCTTCTAGTATCTTCTCAGCAATCTGCTCGACTGCTGTATCGTGCTTACCGGTAAAGAGATACGCACCAAATCCTATCGCTGCTATGAGTATTGGAGCTATCCAACTCTTTTTAATCTTCATTTTGATCTCCCATTATGTGAGCATTCAGTAGAGCAGAACTTTCTATTCCGACTTGCTCTTTCAGAAAACTTTTCCCCGCACCATCCACATTTTATTGTTATCTGATTGCCAATATAATAACGATAGCATTCAGCAGAGCAAAACTTTCTATTCTGACTTGCTCTTTCAGAAAACTTTTCCCCACAACACATACACTTTGTTGTTACTTTATTTCCAACGTGCTTAAGAAAACAATCCCTACAACAATAACTTCGCTTCCTTTCGGGAGTGTAATATATTGCTGTACCACAAAACTTACATTTAGACCTCATTTTAATCGTCCTTGTATATGTCTGGCATTATTCGTTCTAGCATCCTTAAATCAAACGGTAAACATCTGTTATCACTTGATGCTGCATCCTTTACCTCTGGCAAACTTGCAATCCCACTTCTTTTCAATGTAATTCTTATATCGTCAATAGCATCATGATACCCGGTGCTGTGATAATCAATTTCGTTGTCTTTCATAATTTAACTCCTACTTGCACCAGTAACATGCGGTGAATTTTCAACAGCATTTTCATTGCACCCAATATCAACCAAGAAATCATCAATTATTTGCCTCATACCGTCGACTGTCATTTCTTTGTAGTTACTTTTTCCATGCTCGTATATATCTATTCGTGCTAATACCAACTCTCTTACAGTGCAAGCACCCTTGATGAATCCATCCATATAGCGTTCGTCCATCGCAGCTTCATGTTTTTTACGCTGCTCACCTAAGTCTACAATATTATCGTCTTTCATGTTATTTCTCCTATAAATTGTTAATGTGTATATTTACTTTTTTCATCTCTTGCCGGTGCTGTGATAATCAATTTCGTTGTCTTTCATATCTATTTTACCTCATATGGGTGCTTTATGGTTTGGTCTCTATTATTGTGAATACCTACAGTTACCACATGTGAACAAGCATAAGTTATGTTTT